TCCATCCCAATGTGCAGGGCATCCATAAAGTCTACCTATGTGGTATCTTTTTGCTTGAGTACTGGCTGCATTAATATTGTTGAAAGTATGAAACGCTTCTGCATGATCAATACGTTCTAAAGTGTAACCATCTAACTTACTAGAATTTGCTGCTAACGTGGCTGTACCTGCATTACCTGATATATTTGTCTGATCACCAGTATTTGTACCTGACGATGAACCTGTGAAGTTATTAGCCGATATATTACCATCTGCTGTTATTGTACCAGAAGAATGTATATTACCGTTATCTAATGCTATAGTCGCTTTAGTGTTACCAGAAGATTTAAACTGTATTACATCAGGTGAACTTTCATCATAAAATATACCCCAATTAGTATAATCGTTACTAACACACCATATGGTTGCATCTGGAGCACCAGTTGCCCCACCCATTAATTTACCTATAAAAGAAGGAGCAGTTACATCATTTGTAATTGAGACATCCCCATCAGCATAAGTTAAAGTGTCGTTACTTCTTTGCCAGTGAAAATCAGAACCAAATGAATGACCATCCATATCTTGGTCTCCAGAGTCAAATGTCTCTACCCAGTACCTAATATTGTAAGTATCACTATGGTTATGATAAGCATACATATAGTTTCCACCACTATCGGATGTAAGTCCTAATAAAGCATGGTTACTGCTAGTTCCCGCTAGGGTTACATGTCTTACTTTCCATTCCGCATCTGTGTTGTTATAATAAACTATATAACTTGCACCAGAGTCTGTACCAGTTCCTGTTGTAACTAACCTAACTTTAAAAGCATATGCTAAAGAAGGTATATAGTGTGTTGAGTCTTTCCAGTCTATTTCTACACCATTAGAAATACCTGAACCTGACACAGAAACATCTCCTGAATGCCAAATAAATCTACTATTTCCAGATCCTACTGATAAAGTTTTATCGACCTGTAAGTTATCATTGACCTGTAAGTTATCAGCAATGGTTACATCTCCTCCATCATTTATAATAGAACCTCTAAATACTGCTGTGTTTTGTACATACATTGAAGTTCCTGAACCTGCTGCATAGAAATAATTATTTTGCACTACAACTTCACCTGAGTTTTGTACCCTAAGAGCAGTATTACCATCATTACCTCTATTGACAGAAAAAGCGTTATCAGAGTGAGGAGTAGAGGTATCACCATTAATCGTTACATTACTTGAAAAAGTACCACCATTTGCTTTTGATACATAATCAGTAACAGCAGCAGGTATTGTAGGCTTATTCTGTATAAAAGCGTCACTAGAATTATCTGATTCATTCCAGTTAGCCTGTACATTCTTTTCAGCGTCTGTAGGTGCGTGAGCAGCCTGTGAATGTGTATATGCTGCATCCCAATTAGAATCCTTCCTTGTTCCTGCTCCAGTTCCACTTGAAGGTTTACTATATATACCTTCATTGTACATCAACTTACCATCAGCAAGTATAGTCATACTAGTTTCAGTACCTCCTATAATAAAAGATTCTCCACTTCCATAAGAAGCACCGTTGCTATGTTGATATTTTATATGACCAATTTGATCGTAGTTATTACTAGTAGAGTGATCGCTAAATTTTATTTGAGCAACACCACCGTTTGTTGTGGTTTTAATAAATAATCCATCGTCGTGGGTTATTGCTACATTCCCTGCAAAAGTTGAGGTTCCTGTTCCTGTAACATCTATTGTACCATGTGTTAAGAGGTTACCTGCTCTATCCATGTACATCTTTTCAGCAGCACCATATCCAAAAGATAACTTACTGCCTTGCCCACCACCATAAGCGGCTACATTATAGTAATCACCGCCTATAAAATCTCCATCAGAACCATCTAGCCATATTACTGCTCCATCATTATATTCTGTCATAGTAATAGCAGAATCACCTACTTTAACTTCAAATGGTTTATTAACTTCCCATTGAGTTCCAGTGTGATCGTATAATATTGAAGCACCTGCTCCATCTACAACTATACCTGCTCCATCTGCTGCTGCACTGTCTGCTGCACCTTTTGCTACCGTTATTGTTAAATCGTCTACATCTAAATTTGTAACATTTGTAGAGTTTATATCACCTGTTATATTTAGGTCACCCTTTATATTTACATCTCCTTCAAACGTTGCGTTTTGTGATGTATCTAATTCTAAAGCCAGTGTGCTACCGTTTGTTCCAAGTTTAATACCCTTGCCAGATTGGCCATATATTAAAGCATAACCCGTGTCCCAAGTTAAATTACCATAATCAGCGGTAGCACCCCATTGAATTGTACCATTGTCTTGTAATACTATTCTATTACCTTGTTTTATATCACCTGCAAAAGTTGCACTTTGGTCTGGTTTTAAAGTTAGCGTTAAATCCTCGTCTGTTGTTCCGTCTGCGTTAGAAGTATAAAACCTCATTTCTTGGTTGTAACCACCAGTATTAGCGGTTCTTATACTACCTAGTAAATCACCACCGTTAGATGTTATTCCTCTTAGCAACACCGACTCTTGGTTTGTAGAGTTTGTACCAACAATATTTACTGTACCTGCAAAAGTTGCATTACCTGAATTATCAATATTAAAAGTTTCTGTTGTGCTTCCTGCACTATTATCATACCATTGAAATTGTAATTTATTACCACCTGATCCTCTTACTATATAAATGTCATTAGCATCGGTAAATGAGTTTGTGTCTGTAAACCCTAGTGTTGGTCTTGATGAATTTATATATATACTAGCATCTCCGCTGTTTGAGGTTGATGTAATGTTGTCCGCAGTTACATCACCTGAAAAAGTTGCTCCTGCCGAAGAAGTTATATCTCCTGACAGGTACAGTTGTCTAAAGGCTAATGTAGAACTAAAGCCTAAATCGGTACTGTTGTGTGTTTGAGGATATATATTTTTATTGACATCTACGTTGAATACATGTGTTCCATCCACATGAAACTTCATATTCTGACCTGTAGATTTTAAATTATCGACAATAGTAACATCACCTGCAAAAGTTGATCCAGTAGATGTCATTCTTAATGGTTCTACACCTGCGGCTAATTCAAAAAATATCTCACCACCTGATTCAATATTTTTCATAGCAAAATTACCTGCTTGAGAAACATGATCTGCACCGTAGGCAAGTATATATGCTTCATTTGTTCCATGTGCGGAAGTTTGCCACTGTTGAAGCGTGTAAGATGTTTGGCTACTACTACCTAATATTAAAGGATTGTCAGCAGCACCAGTATCACCCAAAGTTAATGTTCCAGTTCCAGAATCGGATATATCGCTTCTTAGGTATTTAGCCTGTGTAGATGAGGACGTTAAAAAATCTGTAGTATCAACAAATGCAGCAGATCCTAAAGTTCTTTTTTGAACCTCGTCTCCTGACATAACCAACGCTGTGGTTGAGGATGTATTTGTACTAAGTGATTTTAACTCTAGCGTTCCCGCTAAGTCAATTCCATGTAAGAATTCTATTGCCATTTTCTGCTATTTATTATGATGCAGCAGAAAGAACGTTTACGGTTATTGAATCCGCTGTCTGACCTGATGCGAAAATTATTTTTACATTATTACTATCTACTATCTCTACTTCACAATGAACCAATTTACTAGACTTATATGTTTGAACAATTACGTTTTGTGTCCCTAAACTGTGATTGAAAGTAAAGTTTGTGTCATTATCTGCAACAGGTCCTGTTCCGTTTGCTGCCTTATTTTTTACTGTGTCTAATGCAATAGATACATCCCCAAGATTTGTCATGGTTCCAGAACCAGTGACATCTCCGGTTAGTGTTATTGTTGGATCTTTTGTTAGAGCAAAATCTAATGTATTATCAGATGATTGATAAGTTACTGATAAACCTGTTTCTGTATTTCCAGTAACCATCGCACCAACTAAAGCCTTAACACCATCATCTGATCTTAATTGATTAGTTAAAGCAATAGTACCATCTGCATTAGGAAGGTTGATTGTTCTGTCCGCTGTTGGATCTACAATAGATAGTGTAGTTTCATGTGCGTCTTGTGATGCACCCTCAAAGACAAAAGCATTTTGAACATTAATCTCTGTTTGGTTTACTGTTACTGTTGACCCCTCTACATTAAGATTACCTTTAATTGTTACAGTATCAGTAGTAGCGTTACCTAAAGTAACATTACCATTAACCCCTAATGTTCCATCAATGATAGCATTACCATCAATTTGTATATCATTAAATTGTACATCCGCATTATCTGCAACATCTTGACCAATAGAAATTTCACCTGAATTAGAAAGAGTAACTCCAGTACCTGCACTCAAATAAGACTGTACGTCCGCATCTGTGTATTGCGTGATAGTGGTTGATATTGCTCCGTTGCTAATAGAAATACCTGTGCTTGCCGAGAAATGTGCTCTTACTTCTGATGCACTAGGTCCTGTATATGTAAATACACCTGTAGCATTGTCATAAGTAAAACTACCATCTCCACCTGCATCTGTTGCAGAAAGCATTCCCCTTACTTCAGAGGCAACAAGTTCATCCTGTAAATTCAACCATGCAGATCCATCATAAAACTGGAACTTACTTAATGTAGTGTTGAAAATTACATGACCTGCTGCTTTGGTCATTGCATCTCTTTGGGTCGTGGTTTTGTTGTCTAACTTAACATTTTGTATCTCATTGTCGCTGAGATTAATGTGATGTAAATATTCTATTGCCATAGTGCTTTAATTTAAATATACTTTACCTTTTGTGAGGGTTCTGAATGTGATTTTAATAACGTTCAAATTTACATATTCTACAGCACCATACACAATATTATCATATTCATCAACGAGTGTGACTGATGGTTTCTTATTTAAACTATGTGTTACGTCCCATTGTGTTGACGCAGATGCAAAAGTTTTCTCATATGTAGCGAAAGGATTATAAGTTGGAACATTTTGTAAAGATGTCCATGTAACACTAATTCCTGTAGAATAAATCTGAAGAGATTCCGATGTTAGTTCATTTCCTGTATGCTCTCTTGGAACATCATTTCTTAGAACCCCCATAATATCTCTTATAATGTCTGTGTTGTCATCATCTGAAATACCTGCATCTAATCTTCTTACAAGCAAATCAAAATTTGTAATAACGAACTCATAATTTTTTTTGTATTTATCAAACAACGATTTATTATATCCATCGTATGTTTCTACTAAATTTTTTAATGTATTGAAATAAGATATTAATTCTAACTTAGTTGGTATCTTATGTACTTTTACAATGTCTCTTTTTACACTTCTAGAAACTACAGAAAACCAACTATATAAGGTGCTTGCATACGTTACATCTACTTTCAAATCAACAATATATTTATTGTCATAAATTTTTGATTGAGTGTCTGCCAAAGAGTACTCTCTATCCTCAGTTGTAATACCTGTTGTTGTTTGATCAGCGATATTAGATCCATTTACATTGTTTTGTGCCACAAAAACCCTAGATACACTTGTAGTATTGTAGTTGGTAACATCATAACTAGGTGTTATATCCTTTACCTTAACTAAAGGTGTAAATTCATTAATATCTTGAAACGTTGTAAGTTTTATTTTATTGAAATCATAAATAAATGACTTTGTTTTAGAAACAGTTGGATCACTTCCTACTGTTAACATATACTCAATTTGATATTGACCTTGACTTACTTGCCCATCATTTGCTGACAATGGTAATTCATATTCAA